TCTTTAGCCCAAGCTGAAAATTGATCGAGCATAGGATCGTCTTGCTCCAAGCCCATATCTTGAAATGCTGATACATCATAATCTCCTTCTGGTGCTTTGTGTTTGCCAGACTTAAACTTCTTTTCTAGCTCTGCATAAGACTTTGCCAGCTTCTCTACATCCGGGCCATCTTCATCCCAGAACTTTTCTGGGTAATAATCTGGTCTTTCAATAGGCTCACCATCATCCATATCAGTTGTATGAACTGGCTCTGGTTGAGCTTCTTCATGCAGTGGGATTGGTTGTTCTTGCTGTAATTCAGGGGATGTTTCTTCTGCGCTTGCTGGATTTAATATAGGCGCATCATTAGATACTTCTTCTACTGATTCTACTGCTTCTGCTTCAGCCATTTGAACTCCTTGCTACTCGTTTCTCGATTTGTCTTACTAGATCAGCCATTCCTTCTCGCACATATCCAAATGATGAATCTTCGCCTGGATACCACGTTGGCTGTTCTATGGTGATTGCTCTTAGATGAGATAGAACCTTTTGGCCTTCCTCACTCTTAAATACTTTTCCGTAAACTATATCTATATCTTTAGGCTGTAACCTCTTACTTTCCTTTTGTTCAAAATACTCCCAGCCTTCCTCTACCTTCATACAATCTCCTCAGTTGGTTGCACTTGTTGCTGTTCCATCATTGCTTGTTGCATTTGTTGTTGTTGCATCTGTTGCATGATCGCTTGGACTTCTTCCTCACTATTTAGGACATTACGATCAATACCTAAACGCTGTGCTACAAAGTCTAGTATTCTTGGAATAGATAATGTGGCTTGACCTTCTGCCCCCATCTGTCCTGCAATCTGCACATACTGCATTAGATCGTTTACTTCTTGTAACTTCTGCGCTTGCGCTAATGGACTAACTGCCGCCAGTTTAATATCTTGTCCATTGATTTTAGCTGGGAAGTTAATAATGCCCTGCTGATCTAAAACGTACATAATGCGACTGACGATAGGTAACATAGTCTCAGTAATTAAACGACCAAAAGCGCTACCTAGGTTTGTTGCCAGCTCTCTTGTTCGCTCGGCAATTTCCGTTGCCGACCTTGCACTCATATTATCAGGCGGTAATGTGTCATCCATCATAATCTTCTTGATGTTCATGCGAAGATCGTTGATAACAATCTGACTTACATTGAAGTCACCAGCTCTGGGTAATGGTTGCAAAGATGCCCCTTGTGGGCCGCCATTCCTTGCTACTGATATGACTGATCCGGGCTGAATACTGATATTCTCAGGATTCAACACTCCATCATCAGCCGCAGTATATACACCTGCAATAGCTAAACTCGCATTTTTGAGTAATAGCTCTAGTGTTTTGTTTAGTGTTTTGATGTCATTGATAGCTGTCACTAACGGGCCACGACCATAAACTTCACCTGACACCTTCATGTATCGAGCCACAACAAAAGGATTGGATCGCATTTCTGTGTACGCAATCTCAGCTCTTTTAGCTGGCCATATAACGTGATAATGAAAACGACCTGATTCATGGTCGTATATCACACAATCAAACAAATCTAATTCTTGCTGTGGATTTCTGGCAATCGCTTCTTCCAGCTCTAGGCTTTTTACATTCTTAAATTCACGCGGTATGGCTTCTGCCTTCATGCGTATTTTTCTAAATATAGTATCTACCTGACCATCAATGCCTTCTTCTATAGCAACCAAGTATTGTGGTATTGCTGTAAATTTAACTGGTGTAGTCTCATCACCAGCAGTAATCATCATCACACCTGTGCCGACTGCTAGATCGAGCAAGAACTCACCCATCACTAAATCAAATGATGTCTGGCGTAATGAATCGAACATAATGTTTGTATACGCATCTAATGTGCTTGCCGCCTGATCTTTAATTTCATCAGGAACATTACTGCCCGGCTCTAACTTGCACCACTTCTTAGCTGGTGGGAATAAACCTGCTTGGATTCTATTAGCAAATCGTTGAGTAGAATGAATCGCTGTTGAGTCAAATACTCTGGCGTTTTTGTTTTTACCAGCAACCTTGCCTTCGTAATAACCTGAATATAGGTTTCTCTGTGGTAATGCAAACTCATAACAATCTTCATAGATTGATCTGAACTCATCCTTCCTTGTCTGCGCTTTAGCTTCTCGCTCTAGCAGTGTGTTCACATTTAACTTAGGCATTATTGTTTCCCTACAATTTGTGGATAAAATAGCTTCCTATCTCTTTCTGCTTGCTTGTAATCGTCATATCCCTTGATATTTCCTGCCTTGATGTCTGGCATATATTTGTCAACCAGCTTATCGTAATCATTTATAACCTTGCCTGTCTGCGGATCAAAGGATGGCAATAGATACTCCTTCCCATTAACCTCTACACCAACAATACGCATTGTTGTGGTCTTGCCGTTTTCCGTAACCGCCCTACCTGATCTAACAACATCATCATGGTACTTCTTAAAAAACTGCGCATTTACAGGATGTATAAGCTCTTGTTCATTCATCAATATGCGATCAGGCATTTTTACTCTCATTCCTTTTAGAGATGTTTTTCGCTTTAGCCCTGGCATCAGCTTTTGATGATGCGCCCCATGCTCTTAGCGATAACAGCAACCTTGTTGGATTTCCTTTGCTATCTCGCTCTGGGCCAGAGTTGCCAGCCATTCGAGCAAGAAAAGATGCGCGTCTAGGATTGTCTCCTGACTTCACTGGCGCTTTTAGATTAGAACCAGTTGTTCTATTAAAGTGATCTCGACCTTTTTGATTTAGGCCACCTTTGGGATTTTGAAATTCTTTCTTTGGCATTATCTTCTCGGCAACCCTGTTCTACGCGCACGAACGCGACTAATGTTAGAATTTCTAGCACGCAGTTGATCCGTTTCATTGCGTATCTTTTGTATCTCTCCAGCACGCTCAAAAAGTTTTTTTCCATAATCAGTCAGTCCTAACTGAACCACTTGGTCATCAGAACCAGCATCAATCCTTCCTTTGAACCTAGACCTTAATCCCATAGGGACTGCTTGCAGTGGTAGATTGCCGTAATCGCCTTTGCCTTGAAATACTGCAACAGGCGCACCTTGTCTGGCTTTTGTTTTAGCTTGAGATTGCGGCGCTACCTGAAATATCTTTCTAAAGTCATCGTCACCAATATCAAATCGTTTTTGTATGTCACGCGCTTGATTAACTAAGTCGAGATTTATCTCAGCGCCCAATGCACCCGGTAATACTCTGCTTTCAAAGATACTTCTTGAGCTGGCTATCATATTAGCTCCCTAACTTATCTTGATCTTGATTAGCTTCTCGATCACCCATAAGTAATCTAACACCACCTGTTCGGCGTGACTTCTTACGCGCAGATATTTGACGCATCTGCTCACGCTCTTGAGCCGCCGCTTTTTCTTCTGCTCGCTTTTGTGCATCTAAAGTATCTTGCGGAACTTTTGGTACTTTAGGACTACTGAATAAACCGCCCATACTATCTCCTAGACATTAAGTAATAATCAGCCCCTTCTGGGCCATACTCTTTCATTTCGCATTCTACCTTGAATCCTAGGCTTCTTGCAAAGCGATACGCTATCACATTGTCTACTCTGACACATATCTGCAAGCGGTTTAATCCTAATTCGCTAGCACTTTCAGCAATGATCTTCTTTGCCGCTCTTGCAACCGCTATCGGACTGTCTTTTATATGGACTGATGGGATCATCCAGGCCTCGGCAACACGCGGCCAAAGCATAGTTATCCCGAAGATACACACAATCTTTCCACCAACCATCCCTGTCCACGATCTATGCGGATCATAGTTAGCGGCAACATATTCAAAGTAATCAGGGAATGCTTCTAGGTATTCAAGCTCAAATTGCTTTAATTCTATCCTGTGAAGATGCTGTGGATGAAATGGGATTATTTGTTTGTCACTGCCTAGTCTTGCTGATGCAATCGTTATCATATGATCTCGAAGTCCGTATTGGCGGTATAGGTTTTACCCCCAGCATTGCCGTATGTGCCTCGTCTTAGCTTTCTATGCTCACCGCCGCCCAGCATGAGATAGCCAAACGCATCACCACAATGCGAATGTTCATTCTTCACTGGTTGATCCTTAAACCTTTCTTGCCCTGCTCCTAGCGATTGTCTCTTGAAGAAATAACCGCCTGCCAAACTTTTACGCAAGCGATTACATTTTTTATGTACTTTTAATCCTGGCTTTCCATCGACCAATCGACACATAGGCGATGCCGCCGCCTCGCGCCGAACATTAAAAGCATTTGATTCTGTTGGTTGAGCTTTGAACCCTAGCGATCTTAGATGGTCAAACGCTGTTACCTCATAGATTTCATCACGCTTCACACCAGCCGGGTCGCCCCAGATAATCACTTCTGCTTTCGGGAAGCTAGCGGAAATCTTAGCAATTAATTCTTGACCAAATCTTTCTAACCCCATATCGAATGTGACTAGCTCATCCAATACTCGCCATGATCCGCCTGTTGTGCGCTGACCAAAGATAGCGGCTGGCGTTAAACCAAAGTCAATTCCGATTTGTAGAGGATACATAGGATCAAACTCTGGCTCGCCTGACATCATCTCATCATCATATTCAGGCCATACGGGTCTACCTTCTTGAACGAAGGTGAACATACCCTGCGCGTAACATCTGATCCAATCAGCGTTTTTACCACCGAGTAGCTGTTCATAGTAGCCACCGGGTAGATTGTTTACATTCTCAGCTCTTGGATTCACCATCCACCACTTACCAGCACTGAAGATGAATCCATTAGCTTCAGGATTGTCGGGTAAATCTTCCTCTTTACAGGCTAACACACCACCGGGCTGTCTGAAGAAATCCCAGCCATATTTACCTGTAATAGGTTTTTTCTCTGATACATCATGCCACCAATGGTCACTATCTGGTGGGTTAGTATCCATCCAGATGCCATGCCATGTAGCACCGCCATCAGCTTTAGTTGGATAACGACCAACACGATGCGTTAAACCATCAATAACGGCTTTGGGTAATTCTCTTGCCTCGTTACACCACGCGCCTGTGATCTCTAAGGATAATAGCTTTCTTACGGATTGAGGTGTGTCTAGCGCAAGGAATATGACTTCGCAGTCTATTCCTGCCGCGTCACCCCTAGGCGGTAGCTTCAGGTGGTGCGTGATAGGCGGTTGCCATCTCATGCCACCCCATGTGGATTCTGGGAATAACTCTTGCCAAGTCTTGATCGTCGTTGTTCTCAGCTCAGGATAAGTGTTCCTGACCACAACAAAGCGCGTATATCGAATGCCATCTCTAGGGCTGGGCTTTTGTTTGACCGCACGCAACATGATCTCTGCCGCACACCCATAGGACTTTCCTGATCCTACTGGCCCCATCAAGCCTCGCACAAAGGAATCGCTATTTAGGAATTTCCATACTGTCGGACTTTTTGTAAAATCTAAATCAAGCGCTGGTAGATCGTTCATATTCTTTTATCGTATTCCCTATTCGTTGTGCTATTTGTGGAACTATTGCATTTCCTAGTCCTTTAATTCTGTCCACCCTTCTGGATACCCCATCAGCCACTCGACCCACTCCGGGTTCAGTTGCCCATCGTATTTCGATGTCCTGACAGCCTCGTCTAAGTTTCCTCGATAGGTCGGACTTCCCATGTATCTGTTCCTCGCCGCTCCCTTGTAATTGCACGCGGCTGGTGTCGGCCACATCTTCTCTGGATTGAATACTGCCGCCGTTAGATTGTTCTGATGACTCTCTCTCCATTTCTTTGTTGCTTTGTTGGAGTCCTGCACTGTCGGTGTCGGCCACATTTCTGGCGATAATCCAAAGTCTGTCTCTTTTGTGGTGGGCATCGACACCGCAAGCTGGAACAATAAACGCCCTGCTGGAGTAGCCTTCGGCTTCCAAGTCAGCAAGCACTTTGTCGAGTCCCAGTGCGACATGACCATAAACATTTTCGAAAACGCACCAAGTGGGTCTTTTGTGTGCAACAATTTTGCGGATGTACGGCCAGATGTGGCGGTCATCTTTCTCGCCCCTTTGCTTCCCGGCAACACTGAAGGGCTGGCATGGGTATCCTGCTGTGAGGATGTCGCAGTCTGGAACATCTCTTTCTGGGTCACTCGCTAACTCCTTTACATCTTCTGTGATTGGCACGTCAGGCCAATGCTTTTTTAGTATCTGTCTGCACCACTTCTCAGTATCACAAAACATAACTGGCTCAGATAATCCTGCCCATTCAAAGCCTAGGGCAAAGCCACCGATACCAGAGCATAAGTCGACATGCCTCAACATTACTCACTCCACGTTGCTAATACTGTCACGCCGGGCGTTTTCGAATACTTCTTTGTCCCTAAAACCTCATAGACCTGACAGTCATCTTCATATAACACGCCATTCATGCCATCCATTATGGTTTTGACAATGTTGTCTATGTCGGGTCTGTTGGGATAGATCAATTCTTTTTCTGCTAATTCTTTCTTTTTCTTAGTCCATGATTTAGGAATCTCGAATCGAGCATGGACATGGAGCTTGATTGGCAAACCTACTGGGTCTAGTTGCCACTTCTCCATCATAATCTGACATTGATGCGCCACGCGGCGCTCATACTCAACAGTCTTTTTCGGCGTATACGCACGCCCTCTACCAAAGCGCGGTCTACCCTTGCCTACGGGCTGGCCCTCCACGCAAAAATATATGCAATCAATCATCTGCCAACATCTTCACCCAAGCTGGAACCTGGCTATCGTCATAGTTGTCTAATCCTATTTTCAGGATGTCTGCACACAATAACGATGTTGACACTTCTTGTTTTTCTGCCAGAAATTCTAGGTCCGCTTTCAACTCGTCAGGTATCCTGACATATAGCGTCACCAGATTATCGGCTTTTTGCTTAGTCTTTGCCATTTGTCACCTTCTTTATTTCACTCACCTGCTTCGCAAGCATATTGGTAATCCACATTTCTGGCTTACGTTTACCAGCCAACATTTCTTGAATGTTAGTTTCAGTCGTTCCCGTTCTCTGGGCTAACTCCCTGGGACTCATTCTCGCTGACATCATCAGCATCCCCATGTGTTGACCTAGATCGTGATACTTTTCCTTTTTCTTCCTCGGCATCATGTACCTCCATATATTCAGCACTCGGCCCTTTCATGTTAATCCCAACAATAGATGGCTTATCTTCATTTTGTTCAGGCCCATCCAACATACCAACAGCCTTCGCCAACACACGCAAAGTCGCAACCTTGTCGTGCATCTCGATATTCACACCATCTTTTGTCACCTGAATCTTCTTGATCGCACGCAAAGCATAATCAGGTATCTGATCTAACGGCTTGATCGTGCCATCTAAATTCACAATATCCATAATCGAGCTAGTACCCAGCGTCAGTAACTCAGCAGCTATATGCTCTTTGTTCTTATATAGCGTCTCAGATGTTTTTAGCTTTCTTTGGACCGGGCGCACACCACCATATCTACCTAGCGGTGGGCGCTTGTCTATCTTGGACTTCTTCTCAGCCATTAAAACGGAATCGGATCATCAAAGCCCGGCGATTGCTGTGGGGCTGATTG